CGCCGTCGCCGTCGCCGTCGCCGTAGCCGTAGCCGTAGCCGTAGCCGTAGCCGTAGCCGTCGCCGTCGCCGTAGCCGTAGCCGTAGCCGTAGCCGTCCAGGGTTAGAATCCTTTGCACGGCACGAGATGGATTAGAGCGCGTTTCGGTGCGAGGATTTCTCCAACGTCGTCCAGCTTTGTTTCCGGCAGTGGCCCGTTGCAGAGTTCGCCGAGTCCTTTCTTAGTTCCCCAATAGCGAATGTTCTTGCAGCGTTTCACGCGGAGATAATCGCCTTCCTCGGTGACATCGCCAACGTAAACGAAGCCGCGATCCAGCACGACGATGTTTTGACCGAAGTCTTTGCTTTGGGTGGATGGTGTAGGAGCTTCAGTGAGTGCGGCGATGATTGCCGCTAGTTGCTGTGTAGTCATTTGGTTATGGTTTGGGTGTTTTGGTTGATGTGAATTAGTCGAAATCCTCGAAACGGTAAGGTTGATCCTGCTTGCCAAGGTGCCGACGATACGCGAACCAGTCCCACAGGAAGACGGCGAGCGATAGCAGGAGCACGACTCCGCTACATGCGGCGACCCTCCAATCCTGATTGATTAGCGCCGACAGCAGGAACAGCAGCGAGATTCCGGCAACGGCCATGCATAGGTTCGGGGTCATGATTGGGGCGCTCCCATTTTCAGCCATTCACCAAATGACCAGTTGATTGAAGGACCGTTGAGCCAGTAGTCGAAACGCTCCTTTGCGCGCTGCTTTCGCTTTGGTAGCACCGGCGGCTTCGGTTGCGCTGCATGCCACTCGTTCAATATCTGGCGTCCCGTGGGAGTGGTGACGTAGTAGTGTGCTCCATCAGCAAGAGTCTGTGGCCCGTAATCACGCAACGCGCCGACGCTTACAAGCGTTTCCATGTCGGCATCGTGATCGCCAACGAATCGACCGTTTGACGACGTGTGAAGCAGGATGTCGATTTGTTTGTTTGAGAGCGTGATCATTTCAGGATCTCCTGTATGCGGTCGTGCCAATACCCGATTTCGGAGGCAACGTGATGATCGGCGCTCAGTGGCGATGCTTGGCGCTCGTTTCGAGCAACCTTCATGAGTTTGCAAAGATCGGTCAACCGCTTCGCCATCTCAACCTTCTCGTTTCCGAGTCGGGCAAGCTGGGATTCAAGCTCTGCTACGGCGGAGACTTCGGGTAGGTTTGATTGCGAGCTATCCCGCTTGTTCCAGTCGTCTTCAGGCGTGAGAGAGTTAATGGTGAAATTACACACGGAACAGTGCGCGTTGAATCTGTCAATCTCCGGGTGCGTCCCGCAAAATGGGCAAGGTAGCGTCATTGGTTTTTCTGGGTTAGGGTTTCAAAGGCTGCGTTTAGCGATGCGTGGAATTTCGTAACAACGTCGTGAATCTTGGAGCAGATTTCTTCGTCGCGTTCGATCTTCACAACGTGCGCCGGGAATCGAGGGCAATAGCTCATAAAGATCCACCAGGGGCGACCCGTTACGAATAGTGACCCATGAACTTGCGCTGCGTATTCCTTGGGAAGTCCACCGTTGACGAGGTATTTGACGTGGGTCTCAGCGAAAGGACACTTAACCTCGAGCCCTCCATCGTCGCCTATCAGCGCGTCGGGAGAGCATCCGCTAAGGCCGTCATCGGACTCCACGAACCCAACCTGCTTCACGCTCAAGTGCTCATATTCGAAACGGAACCACGGGATTGCTTTCTCTTCCTTGATGTTGCCTTGCTCTGTCGCGTGCGACGTGAATCCCGGCAGAGCGTGACCCGTCCATTTCTCAGCAAGCTTCTTGTAGAGGTACGTTTTTGGCATTTCGCCTTCGCGTTCTTTCCACAGGGGAGAGATGAGGTTATCAAGCTCGCTGGCGGTTACCTTTCCGATGCGGAGACGAAACCATTCGAGTTCTCCCTGAACAATCTCATGCGCTGAATGAATCTTTGGCATTACCAGCTATGGTCAGGGTCCGTTGCTTTCGGGCTCTCTGCGCGCTTCTTACGGCGCTCTAAAACGCCCATGAGTTCATCGAGTCTAGCCGTCCGAATCTTATCAATCGAATCGGCCTGCGCCAGTGCTAGAAACTTTTCCGTGTCGGTCTTGGTTTCGCGGATGAGTTGCCGGATAGCGTCGGACTGCTCCTTCGTGATCACATCGCCCTCAATCCGGGCGTCGTCTCCGTCTGTATCGTGCTCAACAACGATGTTGAGAGCATCGCACAGCGCGCCACGCTTAGCGAGGGTCTTTACTGCCATGTCTGCTTGGGCCTCGTTCGCCCCAGGTGGTCCACCGCCTACGCGGGCCGCGAACTCGTTCGTCTGTGAATGACCGCCAGCGTGGAGAAGCTTGCAAGACACGATAAGTCGCGAACTGTCCCACTTTGTATTGAAGCTCACAGAAAATCCGTGCTTGGAAAGGTACGGTTGCGCCTCCCGCATGATCTCCTCGAATGGCGCGAACTTGTAGCGAACCGTGCCGTCTCGATTGGGAACTTCGCGGGTTGCGTGGATCTTCGGGAGATCCTTCTGGAGGTCGGCGAAAGAGCGTGCGAACTCCTGCTCCGCGTGTTTGGCCTGAGACCGCTCGTAAAGCCCCATCATCTTTTCAAGAGCGCCGACGTTCTCTTGAGTGATTCCGCCCGCAATTACCTGCTGCATCATTGCGCAGATTGGATCGGTTGATGTAGCCAGGTCGGTTTGTTGAGTCGCTAGTTGTTGAGTCATGGTTTTTCGGGTGATGGTTGATAGGGTTGAGGGAGCGGCATCCACGCGGTCACGTACAGCGCTTTTTCGTCTCGGTCGGTGTATGACCAATACCTTGAATAGCTTCAATGCCGATACCGGATTTAGTAGGGGTAGGCGATTCGATAAACGCAAGAGCGTACTTGCACGCGGCGAGAAGATCGGCGTGGGAGTTTACGGCGCGGATAACGTCGTCTGCATCCGCGAGCCATCCAAGGCCAATGGCAAAGTCCACCACCAGATTGCCGTTTGCGTCGATTATCTGATGTCCGGAACGTTTCCACGGCAGCGGAGAGTGTTTCGTTGTCATGGTCATTGCTTGTTGAGTTCGGAAATCAGGGCGTCAGTCGAAACGGCTACAACCTTGCCGGGAAACATGCCTTCGGCTTCGGCGAGTGGATCAAGCGAGAGCCACGTGTCGGAGTCCGATGCGATCTCCAATGATTCGCCGAATTGCTCAGCGTATCGCTTCAGCCATTTCTTGATTGCGGTTTCCGGGCTCTCAATGCGAGCCGCAAGTATGGCAGTGAGTTCGTCGCGAAGCGCCATTGATTCAGGTCCCGCAAGCTGCGGATGTTGCGCGATGATTAGCGGGCGTGCGAACCGACAGGCACGCGGCAAAACGTGGGTGAAAAGGTCATCGCCGGTGAAGAAGTTGAGAAGCTCGTAAACGTCGCCCATTGATGTCATGAGACGACCGTCAACTACGTTTAGGATTGCTCCGATGGAGAATGATTTTGTCATGATGCTCGCGGATTTTACGCCAGCGGCTCACGGCGTTTTGCTTGTTGGATTGTCGTCGCTTCTCTGTCACGTTCGCGCCACCGATCTTCCCGCCTTTGCGGCCCAGGATTGCAGCGGCTTTGCTGAGGTTTGGCTTGGTCATCGGCGCACTCTACCGAAACGCTTTCGCATGTCAAGCGGTTCATTGGCGCGGCCTGTCACACCGCGCTGTGAAACGCTCTACTTCTTGGGAAGGCTGGCAATCAGAGCGGCGTCTTTCTCTTGCTGCTCACGGCTCAGTGTCACGGTAGCGTCGTATTTGCTGGGGAAAACGTGAACGTATGAATCAGGGAATCCGCCTGTCACAAGCGGCTGATAGCACTCCTTGTCCCACCCCAGCTTGCGCACGAGCGCCAAGGCTGCGCGACGGTGATTGTCTTCCACGTCGAAACCGTGCTCCCATGAGAGGGTGATTTTGCCAGCTTCAGCGGTGGCGGTAACGCGGGAGGGTTTGAAGTTCGTAAACCCGTGGTATTTGGTGCGGATGGCTTGCATGGCGTTACTTTCCAGTTTGAGCAGTTTCGACGCAGGTCCACGTTGTCATTCCCCCGAATTCGGGATACTTGGCATGCGGCGGGCACTTGGGACAGGTATTGAAATGACCCAAGCTCCACGTTTTACCGCTGTGATTGGTGCTCTGCTGCGTAACGTAGCCGCAACGGTCGCAAGAGTAATTTTTGAGCGTTACCGGCTCGATACGAGTGTATTTGGTGCCCTTCGGCATCCGTGAAACTGGCGCTAGGCCATCATGAGCCCGTGCGGAGTTGTAATCTTGCAGCGCTTCGGCGCGGTAGCTCTGCATGTAGGAGCCGGAAACTACGGTCGTGTAGCTGCCTTGTTCCATTGTGGGTGGGACTGTGACTTTGTATTTCATGTTTTGGTTGCTCGCATCCACTCGGCGAGCCTGAGGTTTTGGTTAGTTGTTCCGCCCTTCCTTCCGGTATCTCAGCCCCTTTACGGGCTGCAAGTGCGTCTAGGAAGGACGGAAAAGTGTTTTGTTGAGTCTTGCTAGTTTGGTTTAATCGGAGCGGGTTTCATTCCAGAGGCCATGCCTAGCTCCCATGCCTTTGCGCCTTCCGTGGCTTGCGTGAGATCAGAGAAGCGAATGTAGTTGGCAGATCGACCAAAGAAGCCCATCAAAAAGGCGTCCTGTAGTGGGCCAGCCGCTTTCGCGTAATCGCTGCTTTCCAGCGCGTCAAGGGCTCGGAGGGTTTGGGTGTTGTTGGTCATGGTTGGGAAAGCTTTAGTTTGTATCCTTCGGAGTAGTGAAGTCCCCTGTGGTCTTTTCCGATGATCTCGCGGATTATCGCGTACCGCGTGCGCAGTCCTCGAACCTTGCGCCATTTTGCAAGGCGTTTGGCGCACTTCTCCGCATCATACAGGTTGTCACACTGAAAGCCAGCAATGACATTTTGGCCGGCCACAATCGAAACTTGATAGTCTCCCACGCGGTCGGAGTTGTCGATCAGCGGGGAATTATAGAGCGGAGAGAGTTGGGTTTTCATTGTGTTAGTGGCAGCCGGAGGTTTGCTGTCCCTCCGGGTTTCTTGCCACAGAAAGGTTATTTAAGGGCTTCTTCGGCTTCTGCTCTGGATTTAAACCATCCAACGCATTCCCATGATTGAAACATGCTATCCACGGGCTTTAGAGCCCGGAACCATCCAGGGTAAGAGGTGTCGATTTTACATTGCTCTGTGTCGCGGGCCGCGTCTGTGGTGATTTGGGTCTGTGGCATGGGAATTGTGAGGTTAGGAGTTAGCAAGGGTTGGGCCACGAATCGTGCCATGCCGTAAAAACCGCGCAAAAATCTTTTTCTACAGAGAGTATGTAAGAAAGTAATGAACGTGGAACGATTCACGCTTAGCACGCTTTGCGATACAAAGAGGAAGAAAGTTCCGAAGCGCTTTGGCATTCTCGCCCTACCCCAGGAGAAATCTTCCGTTTGTTACGCCAGATCCGTAACAAGTCACAGAGAGAGCCCGCTGGTTTACTTCTGGCATGATCCCTGCTTAACATGGACCGTATGCAAAACTCTACTCCAATTATACCAACCGAAAGACTCGACTCCTTCACTGGTTCTTACATCACAACCGCCCTTTGGTCATCGACCGATGACAACGGCGAGCCAATCGACAGGAGCTATGGCCGGGATGACATCGCCGATGAAACGCTTGCAAAGATGATCGCCGACTGCGATGCGTTCCAGAAGCAGAATGAAGCGCTCTTGGAAGAAGGGACAAGCGAGCGAGCCGGCCATGACTTTTGGCTCACACGCAACCGGCACGGGGCTGGCTTTTGGGACGGTGATTGGCCGGTCAACGGCGACAAGCTGACTGAAGCCGCACACGCTTTCGGCGAATGTCATCTCTACGTTGGGGATGACAGCAAGCTTTACATTTGATCGCAGCCTAACTGACACACACGATGAATACTCAAGCTATCCTTTCAGGCGTCGAGAGACTTCACGCCACCGCCAAGCTGATATGAAACTCACGATTCTCACCAAGATTGGCGACATTCAGCCAGGCTCCCGACAAGCTTTGGTGCGCGACCCCGCGAACTTTCACAAAGCCGCTGCGTGCGCTCTCACAATCTCGCGTTGCGCCAAGATGCCAGCCTACCACGGCAAGCGTATGGTGGTGCTCCCAGGAAACTCCTACGGGTACAAGGTTTTCCATGTCGCCAAGGAAAACGACGATCTCCGCGAGTTTTGCCCCGGCATGCAGGAAGTAGCTTGCGGAGTGGTGGAGAACAACGGCGAAGTGTTTCAGGCTGTCGCGAAACCCTAAGGATTTACACGATGAGCCGCTCATTTATCATTCACTCGTTCCTATCTGACATCACTTGCGGAGAGCCATGTTGGCACGCCAAGGAAGACGTTTGCCGGTGCTCTTGCGGCGGGAAGAATCACGGGTGTTTGCGCACGGAAGGCGGAGAGCGTCCCGTGCGCACCTGTAAGATCGACGGCCAACGCTACGAACTCGCCGCCGTGGGAATGCGCAAGGAGCTATGGGCGGAGGCAAAACGCATGAATGAGCGCGACGGCTTCAGCGCTATCGACACGTCCCACGAGAAATGGGGTGGTCCACGCTACCACTACACTTGGAAGGAAACAGACCACGGCGCTCCAGCTCGCCTCAAGTATGCGACGTGGCCGCAGATTGCCTCATGGCCCGAACTCAAGGCTTACGTCCAGTGCGACGAACTCGGAAGGCCAAGCCTGCTTTGGCGCAAGCTGGACCCCTCCAAGCAGATGTTTTGCGCCGACGATTGCGAAGATTGCTCAAAGGCACGGCTCGCTTTCGCCGCGTAACCTCTCGCTCTCAACCCACGCCCGGCCCTCAAAAGCTGGGCGTTCCTTTTTCCGCTCTTGACGTAAAAACTCCAGAGCCGTAATAACTGCCATGCTCCTTCGCTGGCATCGTCTCTCTAACCTCCTACGCGCCATTCTGGCCGCTCTCTGATGCCAGCCGCGCTAGACGTTGACTGGGAGGCAATCAAGATACTGGCACGCGAGATAGGGGTACGCGAAACCGCACGACGGATGGACATTCCCGAGGCGACTCTCCAAGCGAGATCCGCAAGAGAGGGCTGGATTCGAGATATTCCCCGCTCTCAACCGTTGCCCGCAACCATGAGACAGACTGCAACCGGTGCAACCAATGGGCCTAAACCGTCTGTGGTTCATGCTGAAACTCTGAAGGAACTTGCGGGGAAAACGAGACTCGGCCACGCGAAAGCGCAAGCGAAGGTGGCCGAACTTGTAGAGACGATGGACGCGCAAGAGGTGCTTGCGATGATGCCGGGAGTGCTCCAGGCAGTGAAGGCCAGTTCGATTCTTCACGGGTGGACAGCGGGGAACAACGGTGCTCCTAGCGTTCGGCTTGATCTCATCGCGAACTCTGGCGGGACAGCCCTGCGACTCGAAATGGGCGGGAGCGTGGAGTCGGAGTCGGAGGAAGACGAGGAGTAGGGGCTTTTGATCTTTTGATAATCAGTCCCGTAATCGCTCCAGGATGACCGTGAAGGGCTGTTTGGGCTATCCGTCCGACTCTCGGTGGCGCAAGCGCTTTCTCAAACGGGAATTCGCGGGAGCGTGTGAACGGCGAATCAAGGCACGGTTGGAGGGTTGCAATCTCATTCGCTCCCAGGTCGGGCACTCGAATCGAAACAAAGTCCGGCTCTAGGGCTCGGAATCCAGTCGGTAATCGCTGCGCGTGACGTAGCGCCAGCACGACGGGAGCGGAAGTGGACTGTCTACCGTGGGACCATGAGGGTGGTCGTGGGGTGCCGGTACACCCCGGACGCCGGGCGGTCGAACGAGCGGAGGACCCCTCTGATGAGAAAAGCCATTAATCGGATTATGGTTTCTACAATGCAGCCTACCTGTGAAAAAATGGATTATTCGGGCACTGAGGCTTTGGCCTTGGATGTGCACGGCTGTGGGTTCGATGTACCGGTACATGTACTCGGGGAGAACGCGCGCGCGTGAAGTAATACAATACAATATCGCTCCGTAGGGTGCTGCCACAGACCCCTCTACGGACCCCGTAGGGTGCCGCTATAGCCAGTGCTACGGCAGCACTCTACTCCTTAAAAAGTCGTCGGCCGGACGGTTTTCTGGTCAGCCTGTAGACCGCTGGTTTTCTGCCAGTGGCAGGCTTCAGCAGGATCATTTCTCCTAAGTCCTCAATAATGCGCGCTATGCACTCCCGGCATCTGCGCTCCTGTAGCCCTGTATGTTGTGAGATCCACGTCAACGACACAGAGAGCGTTCCATCTGGCGAACAGGACGACGCCATAGCGAGCAATAGTAGGCGCTCTGATGGCCTGGCTTCGCTATTGGCCAGCACATACCTCGGCCATGACTCTGCCCTCATGTGCCACACCTCGGGCACGGCTCTTCTTGCAGCGTGATCGAGTTGCGGTATGGCCTACCTCGGCAGGTAGCGCAGATGTCATCCCAGCGCTTCTGTGGGTATGTGGCGTAGCCCTTTTTCGCGCGATGCGAATGGGCTGGTGTCATTCTAGGGGGTTGACTTCGGGGCACGAAGCCCTCAGGTTGGCGTCGTTGTTTCATTATTCAGCGTCAACCGTGCCCCTGCTGTCGTAGGAAGGCAAGCACGGTTGTACGTTTTCGGCGTAAAAACTGATTTCTGTTGGCATGTTGGTACTAGGGAGGTAGTATCGCACCATGAGCTTCAAAACCATCCTGATCGGCGGTCCATGCGCGGGGCAAGAGGTCGAGGTGAATTCAAATCTTCCGTACATCAAGGCCGTCAAAAGACCGGAAATCTGCACCGAGTTCATGGACTTCTGCGACCCTCACGCGAAGGCTTTCGAGGAGTACACCTACAAGCGATACCTTTACCAAGTCGGTGAAACTACGTGGGGCCTCTGGACGTGATTCTTGTTGCTGCGTGTGGTGCGGCATGCCAACATGCCATCAATGAACAACCTGTGTCTCTGGAATGTCACCTTCAAGAGCGAAACTGAAAACCCGTCCCAGGAGGATCGCTTCAGGAAGATTCAGAATGCGGAGCGAACGGTTTGGCTGACCACTTCAGAGGAAACCATCGACTCAGTTCGACTTGCGATTCAGGAAGGGCTCTACGTGAAACACGGCCCTGGAACCAATCTCACCGAGCTAGTCCGGTGCGGATACCACGGCACGCTTTTCAACTGAAATCGTTTTGACGAACTCCTCGATCAAGTGCTTCTGACCGCCCGCGAAATGCCGGAGCTTGGCCGGTCCCTCGAACATCCGGTTGAATTCCATAGGTATCTTCTGCACCACGATTCTCTCCCGGTGGATGGCCAGATTCACGATAGCCTGATCCTTCATGGGCAAGATCGGTCGCCCGAAATCTCGCACCGTACGCCGCAGCTTTTCGACATCCTCCGGGCTCCATCCCATCACGCCGGAGTTGTAGAATACCGAGCCGCGCGGAACGTGAACTCGGCATTCCCTCGCCCACCGGTGGAACCAATCGGGACAGGTCGGGCATCCTTCATCCGTGGCCATGCAGGTGCCTTTCAGCGTTTCAAGATCATCGTCGGTGATGGCGTCGAGCACCGGAGCCACGTCGGCGTCGAGCACTAGACCACCTTGGCATGCAGCGTTTAGCTTGGTCCAGTGATCGCCACTCAGAGCCCGGAACCGGCATCCCATCCGACGCGCCAGTTCGCGGTGAAGCGGAACGGTGAGATGGGCGTAGTGGGTTGATGCGACCGTGTGGAGTGTCATGGTACCGAAGGTGGGATTTGAACCTACAGTTGATCTGCCCTGTCTGCTGCGCGCATATCAGCGGGAATTACCCTTTCGTTTCACGCGCAGAGTGACATGGCCAGTATCATAATCAGGGTGCGTTTTTACATTTCGCTACTTCGGCATTTGGTGGATTCACTCCTTGGTTCAGAGCACCGACAGTGGTCCACAAAGGTGTGTCGATGCCCTGAACAAAAGAGACGCCGCCCCACCCCGAGACGGCGCGATACCATCACTACCAACATTTCTCTTGCAGGCAAGACCTTTTTCGCGTTGAATCGTGGAAATGTTGAAAGCATTCCTCATCTGGACCGGAGTAACGGTCGTCGGCGCGATCCTCGGCGCGCTGGTCATGTTCGTGGGTGAAGCGCTGAAACGCCGGAAGCTCAACAAGCCCAAACCTTACTGGAGGCAGTTTCCGTGATTCCAACCCTGTTCTCGAATCCGTTCGTTGCGCGTGAGTTGACACGTAGGATTTGGAATCGCGGGATCCCAAAGGGTAGATTCACAAGAAAACGAACTTATATCAACATTCCTCGATGTACCACTGAGGAATTTTATCCTGGTCTCAGGTTTGAGTGGGACTTATCCATAAATAACTGGAAACAAAAAACCGAATGACCATGCCCGCAACCGTCCAAGATTTCGATGTCCGAGTGAGGCGAAAGATTCACGAGTACGCCATTGGAGGGGGAAATCGAAAGCCTACCAAGCTATACGTCGGACACTCTGAAGAGCGAGAGTTGCATGCGATCATGGGCCGTGGTTTTGCCGCATCGGAACGAGAAAACGGTCGCGCTCAGATTAACAATCTCTCAGTGTTCGTTGTGAACGCGGAATCGCATCTGGAGGTCGGCTGATGGACGTTTACGACTCCGGGACTAGGAACCAAGCGATACAGCGGTGTCGCGAGATACTTGGTGAGCACTTCAAGGCGTTCTCGATCATCACGCTTGTCGAAGGAGACGAGGATTCAGAGAACGACGCCACTCAAGGTTGTTTCCACCACTATGGAGGAGGATTCTGGACAGTCCTAGGAATGATTGATGACACTCACACGAAAATGAGTGCTCGAAGCGGAGACTCACGAGAGGAAGAATAGATGCCTCCGACGCCGATCTTCAATCCTAGGTCCGAACTGTTCCGAGTCACGTCTCTAACCGAAGAGAACTGCTATCCCATCATGCAGTGGGCAATGCCGATTATCGCGCAGGAAGAGTATCCGGGATTCGACGGGATTGGGGTAGTGATTGTCGCGGGAGGGAAGTACCTCAAATATGCTTTTGGGGCCGTTACCAAACTTCGACAACTCGACCCTGACATCCCTGTGCAAATCTGGCATCTGCCGGGAGAAAATATTTCGGGTCAGACGCGATTCGATCGATTCGGAAATGTTACCTTCCACGACATCGGACCAGTCTGGAATCATGAATGCAGTTGGGTCAGAACAGGATGGAGCGCGAAGATGTTCGCCGTGAAGGCGTGTAGCTTTCGGCATGTGCATGTAATAGATGCTGACTGTATTCCTCTTCATCCGCCGATGCGTTACTTTGATTCTGAAGAATACGGTACGACTGGGATGATTCTTTTTCCAGACATTCTGGATCACAACAAGGGCGCTCTGTGGCCTTGTGTCGGACTGAAGTATAAATCGGTTCCAGAACACGAAAGCGGACAGCAATTCATCGACAAGAAGCGTGCATGGGAAGCAATAAAGCTTGGGTGCTGGATGGGATCGCATCATTTGTTTCACGACATGGCGCTGGGGGACAAGAACCTCTTTGGATTGGCATGCGCCAAGCTCGGAATACCATTTTTCACCGCTCCCGCTTCGATAAATGAGCCGTGGGGCATAACTCAGAACTGGATTGACGGCAAACCCGCCTTCATGCATGTCATGCACCCCAAGAGATCGGCTGCAATCGCGCCAAAAGAGGTTCAAAGACTCTGGAATTCTTATGAAGCTTGACGGAACCCAACCGGAAAGGGATACTGGAGATGCATGAATCAATCAAACTGTATTTGTCCTCCATCGGCAAAAAAGGAGGGTCATCTTGCTCCGAAATTAAAGCGGCTGCGGCGCGAAGAAATGGTTCGAGAGGCGGAAGACCCAGAAAATCAGAGATTGTTTTGGGAAAAAGTTCACAAAACCGAAAAATGCTGGAAATGGAAAGGAAGGAAGAATGACGACGGGTACGGCAGATTTCAAAAAGGAAGTGCGTGGATCGTTTTTGCGCACAGGTTCTCATACGCCATGAACTCTGGAAAAATAACGGACCAGTCCGTTCTTCACACGTGCGACAATCCCGCGTGCGTGAATCCAGATCACCTATATCAAGGAACTCAAAAACAAAACATGCTGGACATGAGGAAAAGGAGAAGGGAGGTTAAGGCTATAAAGTATAGCAACGAAATAGTGGAATCAGCAATCTCAATGAGGAGAGATGGATTCACCTATAAGGAGATTAGGGAAAAGTACGGTATAGCAAGAGGAACTTTGAGAGGAATAATAAAAGGAGTCAATAGATCAAAACCAGTAAACCACGTATTAAAACCATGTCGTTCAAATCCGTAGCTCGCAAGATCGCTAAAAAGGAAGGCGTTTCCAAGAACCGTGCTTCTGCAATACTCGCCGTCGCAAGTCGCAAGGCTTCCCCGGCAGCGAAACGTAGAAATCCTAAGCTTCGCCGAGTAAAGTAACATGAACATCAATCGTAGGGAATCAATCCTCGCATTACTAGGTGCGATATTCGGATTTGGCGCGTCGTCCAAAGCTGGTTCGTCCAGAATACCTGGGCTTCCAGACCTTCCACGGTGTATCGGTCCTTTTTGCGAAAGAGCGGCCAAGGCGGACGGCAATTTAGAGCAGATCGAGAAGGAGTATCGAGCGCTCACGAGAGGGTATACCGAAGAGTTTGCAAAGCACGGAATCAAAGTTAGATTTGTCCGCAGACAGGACAGCAATGAATTCACGCCGTGCAACGCGGACGGGTATTTAGTGGTGTACCAGACTATTGCGGACGAGCACATTTTTCAGATTTACTCAGAAAACAACCCACCATGAAACTAATCTACTCCATCCTACTAATGGCCGTTCTCTCGGCCTGCACCACAACCACCGACACCACGGGCAACAAAGTCACGTCCTTCGATCCTGTGAAGGCGCAACAGGCTGAAGAACTGGCTCTAAAGACGGCCAATGACGCGCTGATCGTCGCGCAAGAAGCCCAGCAACTCAAAGCCGCACAGAAAGCGACCACGGCCACAAAATGAGTCCTGCGCCATTCACGAAGTGGGTATGCCAAGGGCTAAAGGGCTCCGGTGAAAAATTCACGGTCGTATTCTCTCACCCTGACGAAATTATCGCCGTATCCATGAACTACGCTTTCTTGGGAAACATGAGTCTGTTCATGAAACATTTCGTTCTATGCAAATGAGCTACGTCGCTACCCGCGAAGGCGTCTCCAACCGTGGCCGCCCTCCTGAATCGTTTCTGGATCAACTGATTACGTGGGGAAAGACCGCGCCAGATGAAATCTTCCAGTGGATGCCCGACGCTGACCGGCCCGATGATGTTTATAGCCACGTTTTCGGCACGCTTGGACCCTACACTGCGGGTGTGAACCGCAAGGCCGTCATGCTCGAAATCATGCGAGTACTGGCAGGTTTCGAATCAAGCTGGAACTGGAACGAGGGCCGCGATACAAACAATCCGAGCAGCAACCAGCCCGACACCACGGAGGCGGGAGCGTGGCAAGTCTCGGCAAACTCGATGGCGTTCGGAGATGAGTTGAAAGAACTCGTGCAGAATCGCGTCGGAAGCACGCATGGTCTCGACTTCCAAAGTGCCATGAAACGCGATCACACCCTGGCGATGGAATACATCGCTCGTTTGCTGCGCCGAACCACGCGCCACAACGGACCTGTGCAACGTCACGAAATAGACAAGTATCTCAGCCGCGAATCCGTGAAGGAGTTCGAATCGTTTCTCACCTAGGAGCGTACGACCTTCGCGACTGATACTGCGACCCGTAGGAGTTACGTTGTTGAATCGGTCTGTCTGGCCAGTCGTCAATCTCGTGACTCGTGGTTGAGTCTTGCATTCCGCGAGATGGTGACAGACCAGCCTTGCGTGCAGCTACGTGGCAAAGCGCTCTGGCATCGGCGTGGTCGGGAGAACGCTTGATTCTTTTTTTCATATCTTCCTTCTTTTCCACTTTGAACTTTCGCTTCTCATCCTGAATCACGCGCCTTTCACAGAACTGTTTGCAGACGTTAGAGCTTATGTTGAATCCACGAATTAGTCGATTCTGAACAGCTAACCTATAGCTATACCAAAGTTCTGTAACCTTTCGGTCGAAGAGTTCTTTTGCAGGAACCAAGGTGCCGTCTCCACGGTCATAGTTTTCTTCGGATGGCGAACCGCCAAAGTCCACGGCGATTATCTCGATGTTATATCCCTGTAATTTAGCTTCTTCGCGTATCGCTAGAGCCATCGTTCCACCGCCGCCGCTGATGTCGAGCGCAACCAAGTGGCATTGACGATTCTCGCACTCCTGAATAAATCGTTGCGCGATTTGCTTTTCGTACGGAAGTTCGCTGGTCATGTTTTGCGGAAGCGCAACCGCATCTTCCTCCTCTGCTAGAATGATTTGACCGTCGATTGATTTTCCAACGATAGCGAAGCTTGAGCAGCACGGGTCGCCGTCCTTCTTCAACCCTAGGTCAAGTCCTGCCACGGTCTTCTTGTCTGGATTTGGCCCCCAGATAGGCTGATCGTTTGCACCAAAAGCCTCAATTATCTTCACCGTCAAAACTCGGTCGTTGATCTCACCCTTCTTCGGGAATGCCTTCCACCAACGCCAGAACTGCGGCCCATTTTCAATGCCGTCCATTGAGACGAGTGTCTTGCGGTACTCCCGCGTCGATAGCATCGGAAAAGGAACAGGTTCGTCTTCAGGCGCTTTGAGGTTCGGGCTTTTATCGCCATCGAAATAAATGCAAACACCTAGGCGAGTAGGCCACGATGTTCTTTCAGATAGCCCTGGTGTGTCCCACCCCTTCTCGAATCCGGGTCCGAACGGCTCTGCATCCTGATACATCGGATCTCCCTCCTCTGGTTTGTTTGAGCAACCAAAGAACTGAAATGACCTATTGGCAGCAAGGTTACCTCTTGCGGTCTGAATAGCGTTGCCGTCCATGTGGCCTAGCTCGTCGCAAAGCCAAATCACGTTGTGATTCTTACGACCTTGTATTTCGCCGATGGCCTTCTCTCCTTCGGAGCCTTTCGGTAGCGCGACAGCGATGATGGAGTTTTCCATCAATCTGTCTTTGTCGTTTTTGTCTTCCTGAAGAACAATCGCGTCTTTGTAGTCCAGCCGCATACCGATCTTGTACCTGTCAAGGGTGTGCATTTTTTTCATGATGCCCCACGCGCGCTGCTGGAGGGCATCACGGCTGGTGCTGCTCACGATTCCGCTAGTGCACCATGCGTTAGCCTTCCACGCGGTATCTAGGTACGCAGCGAATCCCATGCTCTTGCCAGAGGAGGCTGCTCCGATTGCCCACACGAACCGATTTCTGCATGCTACGCGGACGATTCTCTTGAACCAATAATTGTCGTATCCATTTGCCTCCAATACTAACCAATCTCCCCACTGCATCCGCATGCAATTCAGGGCGAAAATGTGCTTCGATGGATGCCCTATCGGAAGGTTTCTAAAGCACGAAATTTCCGTCTCATATTCATTCGCATTCCCCAAAGCTTTCGCCATCGCTTCACGGTATGCGTCGGGCGTAGTGAGAACGGTTTCAGCCACTTTTCACGCGCCCGAAGGTAATGTTTTGCTGCGCCCGAATGTCGCGAGTTCTGAAACACCAAATCTCGCAGGAGTCATCAATGATCGTTGCGAAAATCAAGTCGTCTTCATCGCCCGGATCAATCACCAAAAATGCGCGTCCTTTTCCATTCGGTGTTTCCAGTGGGAGTTGCGGGTTCAGTTGCAGCATCATTTAGGTTTCGGAATCACGAACGCAATTAGCCAATCCACGCAGCACGCCTGCGAGCAGAAATCGACATCTCGCTCTGGAAGAAGAATGCCGTGGGTAGTGGATATTCCTAGGATTGAGATTGGAGTCATCCTTGTGTCCGAGCAGTCTCTTCTACATTTATCGCAGACGTACTTCTTCATGCCGCTTCAGGGAATTCCAGCCGAATGATCTGGTCGATGGCGGTCTCCTTCGGTGTCGCGTCGGGAATCCCGTGCTTTTTCTTGGCGCTCACTAGGGCGAAGTGACGCTTGAGGGCGGAACGGCGCTCTTCCTGTGGGTCCGAGGAGCGCTTCTGTGCCGCAATCTCCATTCTGGCGACTGCAACGGCCTTGGGATTCGCCATCGGCGTTTGATTGCTCACGCTACGAGGCCACACAATCGCGTATTCGCCATGCGGCATGTCCTTCGGCCATTGCGACTGGAGTTCGTGCAGGGCGCGGTAGAACTCGGCGTAGCTGTAGTTCTCGCGAAGGGGGAAAATGGCGTCGGTGCCGATGTTTCCGAGAGCCTTCTGGTAAATCTTGCGCCGGTCGGGTTCGGGGATCTTGCTCCACCCGTCACGAATGGCCAGATCACGGTCCACTTGAGCGGCTTCGAGGTCTTCTTTGTACTGGATCGCCGCCGTGAAGTCGTCGCGCTGCTTGCACTGTTCGATTGCGCCTCGCAAATCGGATATGCGCTTGTCGATGTCGGCGGTCACGGCGTCGTCCGTGATTCCCACATTGGGATTTATGACGATCATGAGAACCTCGGTGCCGTTTCGGGACAGAAAGAGCAGGCAGTTACGGAGGGCGTCGAGGTCGGGTTGTTCAAGGATTGGAATTAATACGGATTTCACGTAGAAAGGTCTTGCATGGGTTCGGCGAGCATGCAATCAAATTATCTCGTCCATCAATGCTTACACGTGATTCTCTGGCTGTCATCGAACGAGCACCTGTTCTGCCGAAAAGGGGGATTACCTCTTTTGGGCGGGAGATTTGCGTCGTCTGCACTATGCGAGAACTCGGAGTTGGTCAATCCTTCAAAATTGACGAGCCCGAGAAGCGCAACTCGATCTACGCGACCGCGCACCGGCTCAAAATCAAAGTCACGACGACCAAGGAAGGCGAAAAACTGAGGGTCACGCGAGTATGAATAGTTGCCCACCTTCAATCGGCCTAGAAGATCATGCGCTGCGTGTGGTTCTTGGAACCCTATGGCACGAGCAGCAAAAATGGAAACCAGACGCCGAGATAACGCTGACAAAGGAACCGGCCAGCAAGGGAGGCATGATTCGCCTTCGCATACTTTGGGAAGAGGATGGAAACTGCCATGCCTGTGAGCAACGATTTCCGCAGGTTTACACCCCACAAGGTCTAACTGGAATGTGTAGGGAGCTTGTGCGTTCATGCTCCGAAAGATTCAAATGATCCCCGTTCTCACCATCCCTCACCTAAGCCGCCGAACCCATTCCGCGACTTTGCCGAGATCCTCTTCCGAAAGAGGCCACTTCAGGTATAGATTGCCTTCTTCACCAACGCCCCAATACCAACTCCATTGTGACAAACCCCTCTGAACAAGGTCAAAAGTCTGGTCTTCCCGATACAGGACCACTGTCGGAATCCCCATCATCGCCGCGATGTAAGTCACGGCTGACTCGCTTCCAATCACTCCTTTTGCGTGCATCAGAGTGCTTGCGAGCGATAGCGGATGCAGTTGAGCGCCTTGCTCTTGGCCGTGGCCTTCGCGCTGAAACGAAGCCCCCACCTCTAGGGTTGTGGTGTTACGAAACTCGGCACGCATTTCGTCCAGAAAGGAAGTATCAATGGCACGCATTTGTGCACCGGCTCCCAGGTGAAACACGAAATCCACCGTTGGAAACTCCATCTTCGGAAGGTCCATCCGCATCGTATTGCTGGCAATCCACTCGACCTCACCATGTGGCGTCCGCAGAGGATCAAATTCCTCTGAATAGGTCGAACGTCTGTCCTGAACGTGAAAACGCAATTCCTTCCCGGCAAGAAGTTCTGGATAGCGTTCATAAAACACTTCCCACGACTTCTCCGTATCCGTTGGGAACGGAACCTGAATCACTTCGTCAATCCACGGCTGGTAGTCAAGTAACTGACGGGAACTAGGATTATGCGACATCAACACTACCCGAAGCGAATCTTGGCGATGCAGGAGTTTCCATCGTTTCAGGATTCCAAGCGCGTTGTGCCTCCAGCATTCGCGCCACAAGTCACCGAGTCCACCTCCAGAAACGTAATGCGAGTATTTCATTCATGATTCCAGCACTAGCCACAGCTTATGTCAACCGCCCTGATTTGCTGAACAGGATGTTGTCCAGTGTGGATGCGCCATGCGAGCATCTACTGGTTGTGAACAACAGCGGAAAACCGCTGCCTCAAACGCGACCAATAGAAGAGTTGTCGCTCGGTGTGAATCTGGGATGCGCGGGCGCATGGAATATGATTCTGGATCGCGCGTTCAACCAACTCAATTTGCCATGGGTGCTGATTTGCGGCTCGGATATTGAGTGGCAGCCAGGAGACCTGAATACATTTGAGAAGACGGTGAATGATTTTCCTGAAGCGAGCTTTTTGAATGGCCCTTTGGCGTTTAATCACTTCGTAATTTGCCGTGCTTGTTGGGAAAAGATCGGTGCTTTCTGGGAGGAGTCATACCCTGCTTTTCTGGAAGACAGCGACTACTGGCAACGCATAAGACGATGCGCAATCAAGGTCGCGGGAGCAGAGGGCTTGTGGACTAAGCACGAAGGCAGCGCTAGCCTTAAAGCAGGAGATGAGGAATTTCGATCATTCGTTCGTCAGAGGCACCAGCGAACATGGAGTAAATACGCAGCCAAGTGGGGGTGTCCTGAATGGAGTAGCGGGCTAGAGACTTTCGCGACTCCATTCAACGAAGGCGGTCCCATAAACGCTTGGAAGCTTTCACCTGAGCGCATGAACGAGCCTCACTACTACACGGAGAATCCAATTGTCACATGCTGATTGAAGTATGGATTCCAGCAATCGGCAACGTGGAAATGTTGCAAGAGTGCATAACTCGTCTGATCGAGAATTCTGCACTTCACCAGCATGGCAAACTGGATGTTTACGTGATAGACAACGGAAGCGAGTCTCCGATTGAGTTCGCCCGACTCCGAAACGAGAAGAACGTCGGCATGGTCGAAGCGTTAGCACAGGCAAAGGCGAATTCTTCAGCGGACATTCTGGTTTATCAACACTCCGATTTCAGGGTGCACGAAAAGGGGTGGGACGTGAAGATTCGGGACTATTTCATCGCGGACCCAAAGCTTGGTCTTGTTGGAGCTATGGGTGCACAGCAGGCGGACACCAACGGAGGCAGGTCTAACTGCTACTGCGCCTTCGATGGTAGCGTTCATGGCCATCCTTGTCCGAAAGGCATCACTCCCGTGGTACTGCTTGACGGCTGTTTCCTTTGCTTCCGAAGGGCCGCAATGTTCTCTGCCGGAATACCAGAGCTTCCCTTCCCGGTTCACCACTTCCACGATAAACACTGGTCCATGCAGATGGTGAATTCGGGATGGCGGGTAGGTGTGACTGACCTGAATTGCGCCCATTTGAGCGGCCAAACCTCGTGTCAACCTGAGTGCCAAAAGTCGTTCGAACCCGAAGGTGGTGAGCAGGCAATCTACAATGCCGCAGAACGCCAGTACATCGACCGATGGAAATCCATGTTTCCTGTGACCGTGGACCATGACTGGAACTACCGCACTGCCGCCGGTCCAATCTTCTGCTCAACCGCACCATGAAATTCGACATCACACAGTTAAACTCGGCGACTAAAGGATTAGAGTCGTTCCTAAAGTTCATAGTTCAGGTGAAGCGCCCTGAAATTACCGTGGAACTTGGGGTAGACGAGGGCTATTCACTATTCAATATCGCCCTTCCTGAAATCGGACTAGTGTACGGCGTGGATGACTTCAACGGCTCGTTCCACATGGGAAAGGGGCATGAGAAGAAGCTTCGCATCGAACAGAACGCGCTGCCAAACATGCGCCTTATTGACCGTGACTTTCGTTCGGCGTCGGTGGAGTGGAGTGGAGGATCCGTCCAACTGCTATTCATAGACGGCAACCACGATTACGACGACGTGCGCGAGTGTTGGGAGGATTGGATTCAGTTTGTGCCGGTCGGAGGCATCATTCTATTCCACGACACCAGAAGCTACCCAGACGGTGCTGGCCGATTCTTCCGAGAGCGTTGCGCCGAATATCCAAACTACGAGATCGAGCATTCACACGGACTCGGCGTGATCGTCAAAGACAAATGATCGAGCGAAAAATATTCACATGTTGGTTGGGTGGACAGCCGCCAGAGCGTATCCGAAAGCTCATAGACGATGCGCGCAGGATAAACGAGAAGGCCGGATGGAAGTACACATTCTACGGCAAGGAAGTGCTCGACCGTTATCAGGCTGATCCGTACGTGAAGCTGCTGCTCCAAAAGGGCGAGAAAATCGCGTTCGTGGTGGATCGAATTCGGCTCTTACTGGCGCGTGACGAGGGAGGATTCTGGGTGGATGCTGATGCACAGTTCATCAAGTCGATGGCGCTACTGAATGTGGTGTGCGAGCGGCCAGATGTGGACTTCATCACGGGGCTTCGTAATCCGTGGCGTCCGCATCTTGGAATTGGACGTGGAATCCCCCTGGTAGACAATACGGCATTTGGAAGCGCCAAGGGTGGTCAAATGGTGAAGCGGATTCTCGACCTCTACAAACCTGAGACGCCAAAGCAGACCGGACAGACGTTCGGCATGGAGGTACTTCGCACGGCAGACCAAAACACTGTGCTGTTGAATTTCAGGTATTTCTACGCTATGAACGATCAGATTTCTCCTGAGACGATCATTTTGCATGACCAGTCGAACCTACATTCGTGGAAGGATGAACTACCAAAAATCTGATGCTTCGCTTTCAAAATCCAAACGGTCTTCAGGTGATTCCTCGCTCCTATTACGGGACGCTTCCTAACGGTGAGAAGTTCCGCATTGTATGGAATAACGCTATCCAGTCGTGGGAATCGTTTTACGCCACTGTTCGAAGCACGCTTTCGGCGAATAGCGTAACTAACCTTCCGAGCGAGGCGGATGTGATGGATTTCATCTGCCGACACGTCCCCCAAGGCTGTGTTGGAGATCCTCCTGATTTCACGCCAGTCTACACTCAGCATAACACTGGAGAATGCTCGTCATGCGGGAAACAATTCTGAAACTCTTTCCACTGATGATTCTGAATGCTCTTGTGATAATTGGAGTCCACAAGGCGACCAGAGTCGGTGAAGTAGGGGAGCCCATTGCGCGCAAACTGGATGATCCCGACTGGCTGCGAAAGCCCACCATTGGCTGTATGCCATGTATGCCTAGTGTCTGGGGAACACTCGTGTTTTGGACCATCGGGCCGCGCAACTGGCTTCTGTGGCCGTTTTACGTGCTCGCTTTGAGCGGCCTTATGAGGTTTGTTGTGCAGATCGACCATAAATTGAAATGAGCACCGAACTTGCCGTAGCCCCCAACACGGACCTCGCATCAGGTCATCAACCCGCAACTATCTCCGCGAAGGGCAAGCCGCCAAAGGCAAGGTTTACGACCGCTCAAGGGCTCTGGTCCTGTTACCAGCAATCCCTTCAGGAAAGCCTCAAGAACGATCTTCGGCTCACTGACATTCGCTCTCTGTACGACGGGATGCGGCTCGAACTGGATACGATCTCCAACCAGCAATGCGGCAACGCGGGCGAGCTTCCGAACATCAATCTGCGCAAGTTCGGAGCGAAGATTAAGACCTACGTTGGTAATTTCACCCAACTGGACTGTGGGGCGGATTTCATCGCGGATGTGCGGGTGAAGATGAAGTATTGCAAGAGCCCGACCGAAAAGACGCTCTGGGAACAGCAACTCACAGGGTTCTTTTCCGAGGCGTTCGCCGAATGGGACCCGGACTGCAACTCGATGGCCCAATACGTGATGGAATCGACGGTTCGGAACATTCAGATGGCCCTGTTCGGAATCGGTTGCGCCTTCTTCCGTGATCAGTGGGATTGGCGCTTCATAGCGGTGCCGACGCGCTCCGTTAGGGTGCCGAATGGTACGAAGATCAGTCTTCGGAACCATTCGATGATGTTCGTCAACAAGACCTACACTGCCACCGAGTTGTGGGATAAACGGAAGTGCGACGGCTGGAACGAGCAGGTGATCATCGAATTCCTCTACAACCACTTAGGTGAAGGTGATGTTGGGCTCGGTGGTGAGCGAATGACGCTGGCAGCGTGGCAAAACTGGCTTCGCAACAACGAGACTTATTACCAGCGTGATTTCCGACAAATCTACCTTGTGCACGGCTACGTGCAGGAGTTCAACGAGTACCGGGAACAGAACGGTGTCAGCCAATACGTGATTGACGAGTACATGCAGACCGCCTCGTTCCTGTACCAGAAGGAGCGGGAATATGCGTCGATCTCGAATGTACTGATTCCGTTTGCCGATGATCCTTCTCCAGAGGGCGATTGGCACGGCGTCAAAGGCTACGGCGACGAACTGTACGACCTGTGTCATTTCCAGAATCTCTACTGGAACCACATGGCCACGATGGCGCTGATCAGCAGCACGCCGATGTGGCAGGGTGCCACGCAGGACGACCGAAACCGGCTCTCGCAGATCGTCTGGAGTCGGCTCGGTATGTTGGCCCCAAACTTACAACTCGTTCAGGTCAAGTTGAACGTGGATCTCGGTGGATGCGCTACGATCTTTGAGGCATCTGACCGTATCCTGAACGAAATCAGCCGCACCTATCCGGTGGGTGATACCGTGGACGCCAAGACCAAGACCGCCACGCAAGAGACCTTTGACCGGCAGGATGAGAGTCAGATGACCGGTCTTCAACTCCTGGTTTACCGCACAAACGGACTCTATCGACTCTTCACGGAGATGTACCGGCGCGTGACCCGAAAAGGGTATCCCGACCGCTGGCCTGGAGGTAAGGCCGCACAGAACTTCAGGGATAAGTGCAAGGCTGTCGGGATTCCGCCTGAGTGCTACACGGACCCGCAGAGCGTACGGGCAACCCGTAAGGGTGGCAGCGGCAACAACGCGCTCGATGCTCAGAAAGCGCTTGGAATCCTCAAGGTTGCCACTCCCGGCCAAGGTCAGGCCAATGCCAAGAAGCTTTTCATTGCCTCCACTGCCGGATGGGATCAGGTTACGGCATACTATCAGGATGTACCGCCGCAAGACTCCGACGACGAGGCAATTACGCTGGAGAACGCCCTGTTCGGCCTTGGGCAACTTACGACCGCTCAGAGCTACCAGAACCACCAGAAGCACCTTGGTACTCCAGACCCGCAAGGACCGGGGCATCTGAGCCTTATATCTGCCTCTCGGATGGCGGCGATGCAGCTTCAACAGCAAGGCGTCAAGAACCACTTGGAAGACGCGCAGCGGCTCTCCCGTACGATGGACGCCACGGTTCGGCATTGCGCGGAGCACATGCAATATATGGGACAGCTTTTGGCCTTCAACGATGACCCGGACCTGAAGACGATGGTCAAGGAACTGAATCAGGTTATCACCGTGTTCACGAAGTTCGCCACGGAGTTCGACCGTACGGTTGCGAAGGCAGCGCAGGAACAACAGCAGCAAGCCCCGCAGATGGCGGTGGAAGACCAGATCAAACTCGACAAGTGGAACGTCGAGAAACAAATCATGCTGCAAAAGGCGCAGATGGAGCTTCAGATTCACGAGGCGTCCCAGAAGCTCAAGCTTGGCCAGATCGCAGAGCGCAGCATGGCCAAGATGCACGTCAGCGAGCAGGAGCACCTACAGAAGCTTGGAAACATGGGAGAGGCGACTCTTACCGAGAACCAAATCTCACGAACCCAAGCTGCCGTCGATGCCGCCGCGCAGATCCAGCAAAACCTCCAATCCACCCATCACAATGCCGTCGCCAACGCCCAGGAACTTGCGCAAACGTCTCAGCAACACGAGCAGGAAATGCAGCAGTCCCAAGCGGAGCACGAACAAAACATCGCCCAAACCAGAGCGGAACATAATGTCAAACTTGAACAGCAATCCCCAGAGCCTACCGGAGAGTGAACCCGAAGACATTTCGATGCAGATCATCACTGCAAATGATATGATCGTAATCGGATTCGAGCAGCCACTGTCCTACATCCAACTCACCCCGAACGCCGCAATCGACATGGCCAATGCGGTGCTGAAAGCGGCCCGTCAAATCAACCGTCAACTGAACTGATGACCCTATCGCAACTCCATCAACTCCCCGACTTCAAGAAGCTCTACCAAGATGAGCGTTTCAAGGGCGCGGTCGCGAATCTACGCTCTCAGATTCCGCGCCATAAGGAGACCAGCGGCGATTGGTTCAACGGCTGGCATGACGCCATCGACCGGCTGATGGCTCTGGAGATACCGCCTGACCCCGAGAAACCGCCAACAGTGGAGCGCGGTCTCAATTACCGCACCGAGTTCACCCCTAAAAATATCCCAATCTCCGCAACCTAATCTATGCCCGAAGTCGCTGAAAGCCCTGCTGTTACTCCCGAAACCAAGCCAATTCCCGAAGGCGAGGATTACACGCCGCTGGCAAGCCTGCTGGTCAACACGGCTCCCAAGCCCGATGGAACGCCACGGACAGCGCCGGTCAAGGAAGAGCCGTCTGGTGAACTTCCAAGGCCGATAGTCGCCAAGCCTGAACCTAAGCCAGCGGAGGCTGACAAGCTCAAGCGCGAGGATTACAAGAAGCTCGAAGAACGCGCCAAGAAAGCCGAGTCCGACTTCGCGGCGTTACAGAGCAGCAAGGGCGAGCACGAGAAGCGCATCGCTGACCTTGAGGCGGCACTGGCGGCATCCAAGAGCGCAGCCGGTAACGTCGATGGACTGAAGCTCACCCTGACGGAGCGCGACAACGAGATTCGGAGGCTACAGGAAGAACTGCGAACCGCCGACATCCGGCGTGACCCGGAGTTTGAGGCGAAGTTCGAACACGGCCTAAAGTTCCACGTGGAACGCATGACCGAAATCGGAGGAACAGTCGTGGAGAAGACCGAGATTGAGCGGTTGATCCGGCTCGGGGACGACGACAAGCTTGCGGAAGTACGCGAAGCTCTCAGCCCCGGTCAAAAGGTAAAGTGGGACGCGGCACGGCTCAAGATCGAAGAACTTTCCACTGAGAAGGAGCAGTTGCTGAAGCGCTCCGATGAGACGTGGAAGACCCTGCAAGAGCAACGGCGGCAGAAGCAACTTCAGAACGCCCGCAGTCAGGGTGAGCAGACTCTAACCATCGGCAACGGCATCGTGCAGAAGATTTTCAGTTCGATTCCGCCGATTCAGGAAGATTCTGAGCTACGAGACGAATGCAAGGCACTTGTGCGCGGCGTGTCGGGATTCGAAGGAGCAGAGCAGTGGACAACGGAGAAGATGATGGAGTCGTTGGTGATGCGGACGGTTCTCAACAAAATCGCGATGGCTCAAAACGCGGCCATTGAAGGACTTACCAAAGAGAAAGAGGAAGCCGCCGAAAAGATCAAATCTCTGGAAGAAGTTCTAAAGAGCCGTGGAATCAGCGTCAACGGCGACAGCGAGAACTACAAGGGACCTCCCGTGAACGAAGATCCTTATGCGGGCGATGAACCTTTGGCGTCCAAACTGGTAGTCAGACGCTAGACATACGTGGATGAGTCTGAGCAGCGATTACGCTGCATGATCTGGTGGCTACAAGACCGAACCCTGCGCAGCAATTTCGAGGTTACGCGGGATGCTGTGCTGGCGGAATTGCGGGCGTCCAGTCAACCCTGCTCCGCTTCCATTCGGTCTTGGCATTCGCGGCAGATGCAGATGCCTCCCGAAGTAACGTCCTCTTCACCCGACAGCAATTTGTCGCGAATCTCTGGAGTCAATCCCATCTCTTGTAATTCGTAATCGCTCTTCGTTTCCAGTTCTTCAGGCGTAACCGAAACCATTTCTTCCGCCTGTTCCTCTGGGACTACAGCTGCCGACCAGTGGACCTCTACCATTGAATCAGGGTCAGGGTCAAATTGCTTTCCGCATTCCGAGCATGTGAATTGGAGTTCGTCGCTCATATCAGTTCGTTTTCGAGTTCTCAGGGTGAATGCACTGGTCTTCGTACCTAGTTCCCATGATAGCCTGATTGTGTTTTTCGATGATTTTAAGGCCCGTGATCATCTCAGCGCGCTCCAGTCCATTCTTTAAACCAGTCTTGTATGACTTTTGAATTTGTTCGTGGATCTCAACATTCATTCCGTAATTACATCCGTGAAACCACGCCAGCGCGACAAGGATTGACCAGCCGATGCTGAAGACGAGGAGGATCATTTCTCGGTATAGGTTACGGTTGTTCCGTCGAACTCCACGATGTTTGTTTCCATGCTTCCATGTCCCTCGAGCCGCTGTCTGGTTTTGAATATGATCGAGTCAAAAGGATGTCCGTGTTCCTTCAGCCACGCTGCTAGAATAGCCTCAACCTCACCGGCTGTGAAGTGCGTGATTACGGTTCTCTTGCTCACTTCTTGTCCCTCCTGCGTTTCCCGGCTCGGTACTCGCGCATGTAGGCGCGCTGGTGTTCTAGGAGCTTCTGGCGGCGTTGCTGTTCGAGAGTCATGATTTCGCCCAGCAGTTGGGCGTCACGACGTGCGGCGGTGATGCTTGGTTTGGTCTTCATTCTGAGTAAATCACGGTTTCGTCCTGAGTGTCCACCACTTGAACCCTGTCGAAGTCTAGATACTTTGCGGAAGTTATTGCCTCGTCTCGATACTCGTGGCTTTCCACGAAGTCTCCAAATCCTCCTTTCGGGTAGCAGTCGTCGTATGCGAAAATAAAGTATCTCACAGCCATTTCTTACTTCAATACTCACAGCGCGTCAAGCGAACTATCCGGTAATTCCGGTGAGTTGCTGTTTCGCCCTGTAAATCTGGTTGTGGACCCACGGCTTGCGGGGCC